GCTTGGCTAACTACCATGCTGTGCTTAACCATATCATTTTTCACGACAAACAGCAATGCCGAGTTGACCTTGCGGATGTGTGGGAAGTGCTTGAACACCATGATGGACATGAGCTTTAGCTGCTCCCTGTCAGGGTACTTGTTGTTCCCTGTCTTGTAGTCCACCACCCACGCTGTAAGGTTGTCGTCGTCGATGATGAGCAAGTCGGCAATACCGCGTACCCACACCTCTGGCCCCACCCACTTGCAGGGAACGAGATCGGTTGTAAGCGCCATCTGATGCTCAACGAGTTTGCGCCCGGGCTTTTTGATAAGCGCGTCGAGCGTTGGCTTAATGAACTCGAACTGCGCTGGCAAGTCCTTACCTTCGCCGATGTACTCCTCCGCAGCCTTGTGTAGCTCCGTTCCGTACAGGGTGGCAACCGTCTCGGTGAACTTGTACTTCTTGAGTACGCGCACCTCTTGGTACTTCTTAGGGCAGCTTTCGTAATCCTTGAGCGCTGAGTGCGACCATACAACCTTTGGCATTAGAACCTCGCAGAGTCAATGGCTTTCGATAGCCGGTTAGCGAACCCAGTAACAAACACTTCGTCACGGTTGAGGTTGTGTCGCCCCATGTCGTGCAGAATTGCGTGAACCAACTCGTGCCAAAACGAATCCCTAACCTCTGCGCCTGCAAGCATACGACCCGTGTGTGGGTGACGCGATGCAATCGCAATGTGTTGGTTGTCGTAGTGGACATTACCTATGATCTTCTTATCGAGCATGGCTTCCACGATCTCGACTGAGTACATCTTCTTACCTACTCGCATGCGCCTTGGAAACTGCGCTTTTAGTTTTGTCGGCATAACTTCTCCTATCCTTTTGCTAGTCCATATCTACGGTGCGCACCACCGTCAGCGGCTAGGGGAATCCCCGGCAAATACTTTGGCTCCATGACCATTTGCGCCAAGACCCAAGTCTTAGCGTACTCAACCTGTTCATCAGGTACAACTGCAATCTGCTCATCATGAACAGTTCCAGCCACAAAATATTTTTTAGATACCCGTAGCATACCATCAGTCATGACGATCCGTGCAACTGCTTGCGTAACATTGTTGGTTACTTTCCCTGCGTACAGCTTGGTAGCGTCGTCTCCGTACACCCAGTTAAACTTCTTTGTAAGGATGCCGTCAGCATCACGCTCGTACTGCTTGCGTAGGTTGGGGTACTTCAGGCTCATGCCGTTTGGCAGCACGATCTCCTCCTTGCGGAAGGTGAGGCACTTGTAGGTGTACTCCTCGCCCTCGTACAGGGATGAGTTGATAAGCCCCGAACACATTTCCCAAAACGTCACCACAGGATGCGCTGTTGCACGGTAGATGTCGATGATCTTCTTGGCAGTAACGCAGTGGATGACCAACTCTTTCATGGTGCAGATGTGCGGTATCTCCAGCAGCTTCTTGACGTTATCTTCCCAACCCAAGAACTTGTCGATGTACGCTTGCGTAACGCCTAGCTGCCGTCCGTCTATCTTGGTATAGCGCAGTGGTGGTGCGCCAAGGAACCCGACCAATAGCTGCTGAGCGAACGATGCCCACCCAAGCCCATACCCTGCACCAAGCAGAGCCGACTTCGCTGACTGGCGATGCACTGGATGGCTGTCCTTGGTCATGCCGGGGATGTTGAACATCTGCGCCCCGAACTGTGCGTAGGCATCCTGACCCGAACGGAAGATGCTCAGCAGGTCTTGGTAGTCCGCTAGCCATGCCAGCACACGCGGCTCGATCTGAGACAAGTCACCCACAACAAGCTGATACCCAACAGGAGCCATGATCGCCTTGCGTAGGAACGACCCACGCTTTAGGTTCTGCATGTTAATGGCGCTCCCCTTGCTGGCCGTCCACCGCCCTGACAGTGCGCCGTAGTACGACAGCGGCACAGGTAGAGTACCTCGGCCTGCGATCTCAAGGAACCGTTGCGCTCGAGTGCGCTCGGTAGTTGACTTAACCTTGAGCCGTGCCTCGCATAGCGCAGCAGCATCCTCGTTGTCCCCGTTGAGCATGGCTTGGAACATGGCATCCGTCTTGGCAAAGGCGAAGTTCATACCAATAGGCTTAGGTGTCTTAGCCGTTGGTTTCTTTTTCTTCATGGGCGGCGTTATGCCTACAGCCTTTAGCAACTCAGCAAACTGTCCGTTACTTGCCAGCGCAGCATCCGTCACACCAAGGCGTGTCAGCAACTCCTCACGCTTCTCCTTCTCTTCTTCCAGCGCATTGACTAGCATCAGCTTGTCCAGCACCAAGCAAGGCTGCGTGTACATCTTCAAGGTCATGTCTATGAGCCGTAGTTCCGATGTAGGGTATCCAACAACGAAACGCTTAAATATCTCCTCACACAAATATACGTCATGCCTACAATAGTCTGCGAGTTCTTTTTCAATTTCCGCCGATATTTCAGTGAGGCCATCAGTGGAGTGAACAGCAGTCCCTTTTGGGGGGAGGGAAAAGTCGGAGGCCAATTTTGCGAGAGAGTTACCCACTTCAATTCCTCGAAGAGCCCGCCCCATTGACAGGGTGTCGAAGATGAAACAGGGTTTGACCCCGTACCGCCAAGATAAGACTGATCCATCAAATTGGGCGTTATGTGCCAAGATTGCTGTTCGCTCCCAGTTGTATGTCGATAGGATTCGATGAAGCTCATCTCCTCGATACCATTGAGTAACTGCGTTGCTTCCGTATACATGGATGCAAGCTCCGAACGCTCTAAATTTATCATCACGTACATACTCCTCGTTTGTTATTTTCGACAGCGTGTACCCGCCTTTGCTGTCCCAATAGGTTTCAAAATCAATCGTCAGTATCTGATCGTATGGTGCGCTCATTGGTTTCCTTTTAATTTAATAGCCCGCTTTCGGGAGCGCCTGACATCATCTCTTCGTGCAACTTAATAGCGCACACGCCCATCAACTCGGATGCTTCCAACTCGTCCAAGTTAACCGCCATGATCTCCACATGGCCTTCGTGCTTTACCACTATCAGCGCTCCGTTCTCATCACCAACAAAGCCGCGAGACAAGCGCTCAAACAAATGAATCATGGAGTCCCTGCGCTCGGGAGTCATCTGCAGTATGCGGCTCTCGATCAGCGTTCCAATAGCGTCGAACTCTTTTGCATCCATTCAATAACCTCCTTCACCTTGTAGACGTTAGTCTCGTTGATAACGGTGGCATAACCGCCGTTCTTTAGTATGGCTGCGATCTCCCGATCTTGCAGCGCTGTCGTCTTGCCCTTACCCGCCTTGAGTTCAAACGCTACGAACGTACCGTCCACGCAGCAGATGATGTCAGGTATGCCAGCACGACCGAAGCCGTTAGCCGCAGGCATGAAGTAGTACACCCCTGCCTCGTCAAGTATCTTCTTGACGGCCTTCTTTACAAGTCCTTCTGGTGTCATTTCTTAGCTCCTCGTTTTGGTTTAAGCGCAGCGATACCAGCATCCGGTTCATCCACGGCTTGGGGTTGTCGTTGTTCCATGAACTTGTCAGCTATATCAAACGCCGAGTCCACTATGCGTATGTCTTCTCGGCCACGCATCAGCAGCCCCGCCATAGCGAACATGGCAGCTAAGTCCCGTAGGTTTGTGTCGTGCTCGTTCATTTGCTGGCCTCCCAAAATAGTCGGCGTATCTCGTACAGCGCATCCTTCAAGTCACCCTGAAGTTGCGCGATATGGTCTTGTTGTTCCTGCATCTTGCGGTATGAATCCTCAGCGAACTTCGCTAAGTTCTCGTTGTTCCATGCGGCAAAGTTTGGTATGTCGTTCATGCTTTTCCTTTCGTTTTAGGTTTAGGGCAATCTTCGGGCGGTACTACTGCGCACCACACTGCATGGGGCGGCTCGTGGACTACTGGATGCCATCGGTCAATGTATGTGTCCGGCATGTTCTTCAATGCGTTACGCACAGAGTCCGGCCTCATTTCAAGACGCTCAGCTATTTCCATAGAGGTAAGCCCGTCGTGGTATTGGTGCAGCAGCCTGCGGATGCTCGGGTGTGTTGATCTACTCACGGTTCCATCCTTCTGCGGGTTTGATAAACCCTGCCATTGGTATGGGTGCGTACCCGGGCACACGCGCTGGCTCGTCAAAGAATACCCGCTTGCGTAAGGAGTTTGCATCTTGGTGAAAGAACTCGGGGTACTGTTCATGCAGGTTGTCGATTAACTCGTTGAGCCGGATGTTCACTGTGCCTTGGTAGTACGTCCCAATCTTCGGGCGCACTAGGTCTGTTAGTTTTGTTTGTTGGTATTTCATTTTTTTATTATGTGTGCCCTAGATGCTAGGGGGTATGGACGGGGTCTCCCCGTTGGTTATTTTGAGGTCTCGCCACCCGAATACTTGGAGGGTATGCCATTTTTTAGTATAGCCCGCTTGCGGCTTTATCGTCTTCCTTTGCGGTTACGTTTGTATTTATTCATTCCTGAACGGAACAGTAATCTGTAAGGTCGTGCGTGTTTGATTGAATTTCTGACGCGATCAGATCGTTGTCTTCGTGGTGCATCTTTAGAGGTTTTACCTGATCTCCATTTAGAGTATATTGGCATTTTTTATAGTTTTAGAAGGAATCTTGCGATTAATGCTCTCATGAAGGTCATACCACCAGGTGCATTTTCTCCGGTTTCGATGATGATTCTGTTTATTTTGTTGTTCGTTTCTGCAGTTATTCGTTGTTCGTCAATGAGTCCCATTGAGGCAAGTTGATGCTTTATTTTTGTTATAAATGCCTCTGTGAGTTTTCCATCTCTTTGTAGTTGAGCCTTTACCATCATGTCTATATTCTCCATTTGTTCTTTATGTTCTCCGTATAGTCGGTTAGCCTGGTCTAGTGCCCATTGTCTCCTTATGCTTTGTGCTTGTGCAGTATCTCCGGATGCAGGTATATAGTTATCTATTTGCTTACCATCCATTTCTGGCATTATTTCAAGTTTTACATCCCTTTCATTTTCTAGTAGGTCAGCCTGGTATTTAGCAATTCTTCCAGCCTCTAGTTGATTTTGTGTGCTTACGTAGCTGCTGATACCGGTTGCAGCCTGGCTTATACCTTGAGTATCTTCTAGGCTTTTTTGTGTATTTTCAAAGTATTTACTTGCTACCAGCGGTATTCCTGCTTCTCTTAGTCTTTTTGCTTGCATTGCAGGAGAGTTGTATTTGTTTTGTCGGCGAACGGCGGCACGACTTGCGAAGTATGATGCTAAACCGCCAATTCCCTGTATAATAGGGGGAACTAATGCAGGTGCGATTATCCATAAGTACATCATTATACTCCTAGTTTAGGTGTGCTGAACATTGGAAGATTTCTGTTTACGAATGAGCTTATGAGTATGTGACAGAATATAGTGTTTTCTGTTGTTGCACCCCCCAAGGTTGGTAGTATGCTGAAATTGTCTGATTCTCTTAGCCCTCCCCTGGTTGCTCTGAATTCATAAACGTCAGGGTCTTGCATATTTATAAACTGTTCGTTGATGACGATGAGATCATAATTTACATCGACGTTGTTTATAGGTAGCCACCATCTGCCAAAGTGTTGAGATAGTCCGAATGTGCTTGTAAGGTTACCACCATAGATACCATTTCTGTATTTCATTTCGCTGTATCTCGGTATATAACCGAATGTTTCTTCGTTAACTCCAGCAAGGAAGTCAGTGGTAAGTGTGTTTAGTAGAACTTCTTTTTTAAGTATTTCCTGGTCTCCAATTCCTGCGAATATGTCTAGAGGGTAATCTGTTGGTAATGAGTAGTTCCACCATCTTGCAACACCTTGAGCGTAGCTTGTATTAGGTTTTACTTCCATTAGACCTAGTATCCATCCGTGTTCTGCGCAGTATAGGTTAAAGCTCTGTGTTTTTTCGTATAGGTCTGCTCTTCCGGTGTATTGACCTGTTTTGTACATTGTTTCTCCTATTTCAGTTGTAGCCGTTTGAATGGTATCGCTGATTTGTATTTTTCCCCTGTAATATCCAAACCATACCGGGACATCAACCGTACCTGGCTGTGGGTCGTTACCGAACAGCCCTTTAATATAGTCCCGGTATCGTTGTCCAACCTTAAGAATGCGTTCTTTAAATGTTTGTAATGCTTCTGCAAATCTTAAATCTCTGATTGTTGATGATAATTCTAGAATGACATTCTGTGTTGTTGTTGTATTTGTAAGTTTTCCTGATGTAGACCTTAGGGCTCCATCTGCAGATACATCACCATCTAATTCAATAATATTTTGTGGTGTTGCTAATCCGGTATCTGGGTCCTCAGTGAATGATGGTATTAGAATAGGATCACCTGCTTGAGGTGTTGGTAGTGCGCTTGTAAAGTAATCTTTTTCCCATTTTGAACTGAAACATCTGTATCTTCCTGTTGATTGTGCGTCGAAGGCTGTGTCAAATGCAGGAGTATTATTTCCAGGTTCAAGATTGAACCATACCCCGGCTTCTATTTGTGGATTTCTGTAATATTCGTCCCACACTGCCAGGTAAGCCGATAGAGGTAAGGCGTTAATGTTTGGAATAACGTCTGTCCAGTCTACGGCCTCCCGGTAGTATGGGAACCCCATGAAACCAATCACCGTATCGTTTTCGAAAGCGTCGGTATGTAGTTGGTTGTCTACGTTGACTACGGGGTGATCTTCTTCGTTGTTCATGGTGATGAAGTTTATCCAACCGTTTTCGCTTCCCGACTGATGATCTGTTGTTCTCCATAGTATTCGGTTTGGTATCCAGAATAGGTTACAGTATAGGTTGAGCATGTGCATAACCGGATAGTATAGAGGTGGAAATCGGAACATGAATTCCATGCTTGATATTGTAAATTCATCTCCGGGCATGGTAGGCTCCAGGAGTACAGGAATTATTTTTCCAAGATTTACAGCCTGTTTATTTTCGTGGCTTAGGTTGAACCTGCTTTTGTTTACCCTTTTGGGTGGAACCCCTTCAAATAGGTTTTTCGCGTATGACATTAGTTTAGAGTTGTAGAGTGAATATCGTTTGTTTCTGTCGCTATTGTAAGATAGATGACGTTTTCGTCAAAGTACCTGGTTGTGCAAAGTGTAATATTTTCCATTTGTTAAGATTTTGAGTTTTAAATGTGGGGGGAGTTTCGCCCCCCTTCGTGAATCACGCTATTATATCCTTGTATATTAATAGCTAACTGACAGCGGTTTGAATTTTAGTCGATGGATTCCTTGAATTCACGATATTTTTCCGCTTTTTCAGTTTTTTGTTCTTCAATGTTGTTTTTCATAGTTCGTTGAGTATCAGCGATTATTTTTATTGCCGCATCTTCTAGTTTGGCTATTGTATTTATTGCTTCTACAACCTCTCTTATTGCGGTTCCATCACGCAATTCAAGAGTTTTCATTAGTAATTGCCATAGTACCCGGGTCTGTTCCGCTTTTTGGATTTGGTCCAGAGCTTCGTTCACTTTGTTTAAGTCGTGCATTGATTTGTTGTTTTAGGTTATGAATTGATTCATGAGTA